GGTGGTGGTGGTGGTGGTGGTGCGGGTGTCGTTACCGGATCTGGTGTTGGGGTTGGCGTAGGTGCGGGTGCTGGCGTAGGATCACTGACCGCTGCCGGGTTGCCTGCGCTGGGCATCGTCCCTACGGCTGTGCGGTAGGCATCTGATTTGCCATATGCCCTAGCTTGTTCTGGAAATAACTGTTGGTATTGCTGCCAACTCATACCGCCCGACATCGGGTTACCGGCATTTGGATCGGCAGTGATAGCTGAAGTAAACCCACCTTCGATGCCGCGCAGATAGGAGTCTATATCGCCCCCCTGCTGATAGGCACTCAGCACATCACCTCGAAACTGATCAGGCACACCCGCCAGCAATGGATCGGCTAAAGCCTGGTCTTTGCTGCGATACACATCGGCTACGCCAAAGGTCGCATCCATGCCTTTGCCTTGTAGGGCATCGGCCAACGTGGATTCGTCGTACTGGCCCCACTTGGCCCCTTTTCTGATCTTTTTGTATTCCGGTGTATCGGTAAATGATCCAGTTGCCATTATTCTACGCCCACTGTTTTACGCCGTCTGTATCGTCCCAGCGGCTTGTATTGCAAATTGACCCGCCGAAACGTGAACGGCTCATTGAGTGCATTGTTTGTATAGATCAATGCGGTGCTATTGTCGTAGCCCATAAGGTCGGTGTCGGTATATAGTGCAGAGGTGCTTCCACCCAGCTTCGACGTACCCAGCACAAACGAGCCGAGGCCTGCGCTTAACTCGCCCATCAAGATGCGCTCTGTGGTGCCAGTGATCTTGGAGGACTCCTGTAGCACCTGTACGTCATACTCAGAGTCCTGGGCATCGTAGTAATGCCGCGCATAGAGCCATCGCAGCCGCACATCGGCCCCCATAGGAGGCGGGGCCCCGGTCTTGAACTGTGCCGATATAGCCGCTGTATCGTCGTTGTTGTTTTTATCGTGGGTGTAAACGTAGCCATCGAAGCCGCCTGCATGGGGCTGGTCATCGACCAGGGCCGAAGCATCTCTGGCCATATTGGTATAAGGACCAAACCAGCAGTTGAGAACGGTGTTGTAGATGATGACGTAGTTGTTGGTAGCCTGCGAGGTGCCGTAGGGAATAAACCACCAGACCTCATTCGTAGACGGGTAGTAGAGACCGTGCGAGAGGTGCAGCTTGGCGGCGTTGATAGAGTCCCAGAACCGAGAGCCGTCTAAGGCCTGTGATATCTTTTGCACTTGGTTACCGCCATCCCAGGCGTAGAAGCCGTCCAGCCGGGGAAACAACTGCAGGCCCGATGGGAGGTTGACGATGCCTCGACCTGACACGCTACCGGCCGGTGCGCGGCGTTGCACTTGATACGGCACCGTAGCATTGCCGGTCGGCGTTAGTACATGCACTCCCTGGTCGGTGTGAATAGCCAAGGCATTGCCGATGGGGTTAATGCCTGTGATATCGTGATCGAAGTTATAAAAACTAGTAGCACCCCACACGGTAATATCACCCGTGTCAGACCTCCATAACTGATACTTGGCCCCGTTGACGTTGCCTATCCATAGGCGGTTGTCCCAATAGGCGATGTGTCGGCCTTTGGTGAACCGACTGTCATCATCCAACGTCCCGGCATTGGCTGTGCCGCCAGCCCAGGTGATAGCATCGGTATCCACGCCATTGGTCAGCACTAGCGTAGATCCCGCTAAGGCCCACTCCCATACGTTATCATCACCGGCGGTGATGGTGACTGAACCGGACCTATCGGTGCCTGAGCCGCCGGTGATGTCGTAGAATTTATCGCCCGATATGGCAAAGGTCTTATCTACAGCCGCCAGGGTGACCTGACCCACTGCCGTGATCGTAGCCCCACTGTTGAGAGCCGAAGCATTGAACTTGGCAAAGCCTTTACGCTTCTCCACCTGACCGGCTTGGCCTACCCGGCAGTTAATCATCGAAAAAAGCGCATTGGGGCCAAGGTCCTCAGCGGGTTGGTCATACCGCACCCCCTTGAGCCAGGGACCGTATTGCACTGTAGCTGCACTGATAGCCATTACGACAAGGACCCATTCTCTACGGCAAAGGTGAAGCCGTAGTCCATACCATCGTCTGTGCGCCTTTTGCGATAGGAGCGGTTGCCCTGGATGGCATTGTTTTGCGTCAGGGCCCGTTGTATCACCCGCTCCATCTCACCTCGGTCGATACCGGCCCCCTCCATATCGCCCTTTTCTTCTTTGTAGAGGGCCGACACACCAAACACAAGCGCAGGCTGCACGATCTTCGGCATGTAGATGTCTAGCGAGTTAGCATCGTCATCGGAATCGAAATCGGGTATGAAACCGTAGTAGCGATAGGCGATGACATCGGTGCCGTTGTCGGGCTGGGGATACAGGTCTACCTCGACATAGCCCGTAGAAGAGTTGATGCCGTTGATGGCCACATAGGATGCATCACCCGTGATCGAATGATCGGGGTCATCGGCATCCAGCGTCTGTGACGATATCACCAGCATCACATGATCCTGGGTCTTGTTGCGAAACGACAGGGGCTCCGCTACATCACTAGCCAGCGAATACGTCTGGGTGCCATTGGACACGGTAAAAGTTGAATCCTTAAACATCCAAAACCACTTAGCCCGACTCGACACATCCTTGGTGACGATGTTGAGATAGTCCCTCGCCCCGTCCTTGAAGGTGGTTGAAGTCGTACTGAGGCCTACCCTGCGCAGTGCCTGCTGTATAACCTGTAGGTTTGTCATTTAGTGCATGTCCGTCCAAGATCCATCGACATAAGCTTGTATTTTGTCGGTGCTGGTGTTGTATATAAGCAAACCATTAAAAGGGTTAGTCAGCGCATCACGCTGCGTACTCGTTAGCTGCGGTGCAGCTAATGCGCTGAACTGGGTAGCATCTCCGTAGTAGGTAGAGGCATTCACACTACCAAAAACATTGAGGTCACCCGCTATATCATCAGCCATCGCTACTGGCTGGCCCCCGCCACGATCTGGTCAAGGTCATACTCGTTTAGGTTGTTACCGTTACCCTCAGCCCAACGTGTCTTCCACACGACCACCGCTTCGGGCCCTCGGTCGGATATACGACTAGGCGGGTCCGGTATGAAGTCGGGGTGGTGCGTCACCTCGCCAAAGGCTGCAACGGTGTTCTGCGTTTCGTTATGGGTCCGTGGGCGCACCTTTTTACGCGCATGGGTCTTGTTGAGATCCAGCGCGATGCGCACCTGTTCCTTTACCGAGTCATCTGCACTCGCAATGATAGCAGCCACATCTGCTGCGGTGACGGCCTGCTTCTCTGTCGGTGCCACAGCATCCGGTGCGGGTACGCCTGCGGGTGTAGGCAACGGTAGATCCTCCTGAACTGCTTTGGGCTTGGGCATTTTTGTCCTCTTATTGAGATAATGAGGGGCAGGCCACATAAGGACCTGCCCCCGCGGTTTTAGGCTACTAAGCCTTGTATTACAACGCCTACGTGACCCGTGTCATCGGGTGCATACGCTGCGTAGCCAATCAACGGCTCCGTTTCAGCGTCTTTAAGTTGCACTGCACCCGCCACACCATCACTGAGCGTCAGGTTGTCGGCCACTGCAATCGTGCCGTCTGCGAGTATCGTAGCGATACCAGCCGTCTGAAACCAACCGTAGTAACCGGAAGTCATGGCAATCGTTGTAACGCCAGCCACTACGTAGTCCGTAGCAGCGGTAGCACCAACGACATCATACCAGAGTCCACCAACGATAGCGACATCGGAGGCGTCAGTTACCGCAACATGGATGGGATCAAATAGATAAAAATCTACCTCACCGCTGCTGCTGGCATCCGTAGCACTGTTTGACTTAATCCGATACTGAATACCTTCGCCTGCATCGTCCGTAATCTGGAGCAACGCGCCAGCGTATTGATCCTTGGTAACACTCGCCAAGGTTATTTGGACCTGGGTCGATCCAGCAGCCGTGCTAAAGCCTGTCGCTTGTGAGGCCTCTGCTGGAATAGCTCCATCTGTCTCAACCAATGAAGTGGCTGAGAGGTCTTGAGATACCAAGATACCCGCCGCTACAGCCGCTGCGGTTTTGCCGTAGCGAAACACGCGACCGTCCGACAGTTCCAACTTCTCGCCAATGGGATAAGTTGCCGTTGAAGACTCGGCGTATAACCCCTGGCCATACTGACTGCCAATGCCGGTACCACCAATGCGGTTAGTACCGAAATTGTGATTTTTAAAACTCATGGTAATTACTCCTTTGTCCTTTTCTGGGACTTAAAGCCTCATTGGCTTGAGGCTCGGATTTATTACGACAGGTTATAGATGACACCCTGCCTGCGGCGGTTATTTGTGGTTAGCTGAATTCCAGCTACAACAAAGGCCGTCTT